AGAAGATAGAAACCTACAGTGCTGCTTATCAATTCCTAAGTACGTTTGATGGGAGAGACTTCATTGAAGCACCCAAAGAAATAGAAGAGAAGTTATCCAGAGATGCAGAAAGAAAACTACCTGAAGGATTTAAACTGATCACAGCAGGAACAAGTCAACTGGCAAAGACTGCTAGGAAGTATTTAAAAGGCAGGGGATTTGATATACAAGAACTTGCTTTATCAGGTTGGGGTTATGGTACAGATGAAGATTACTTTGGTTATATCATAATACCATTCTATGAGAAAGGTAGGATGAAGTACTTTATCACAAGGGCTTTCATGACATCAGGTCCTAAATTTAATAATCCTAAAGCCGATGAGTATGGTATAGGAAAGAACATGCTAATATATAATATAGACTGCCTTGAGTTATACAAGACAGTCTTTATTGTGGAAAGTGTAATGAATGCGAAAACACTTGGTGATAATGCAGTAGGACTTGATGGTAAGAAGTGCTCAGCCTACCAACTAAACCATCTTATCAAATCACAGGTTGAGAGATTCATAATCATACTAGATCCAGATGCATACAGAGAAGCACTTGAATTAGCACTGAAACTAATACCTTATAAAATGGTTAAGGTAGTACTTCTAGAAGAAGGAGTAGACGTAAATGATATAGGAAGAAGTAAAACTCTTTTGAAAGTCTATGATAATCGTTATTTAACGTATGGAGAACTATTAAGTCTTAAGCTATCATTATGAGAGAACCGGGTATACATATAAAAGAAAAGGATTTGGCTAAGATACTATATGATGTATTCAATTACGAACACTCACATGTATATTGCCAAGAATTAGCAGAGGACATACTTAAGAAAGCTAAAGGTGTGTCTCTTATAAATAGAACACATGTAAAACTGAAGAGTGAAGCCAAAAGAAACAGAGCAGGTAAATTAGTTTCAGCTACCATGAAAGATGCTCAGACAATGAGTAAGACCATCAATGCTAATAGGATCAAACTAAAGCACAGAGGGATCAGACCCATTAAAGAATCATCAAGAGAATGGTCAGTACTTAAAGAACTCACGGGATTAGTATTACAGTTTGCCTCAGACTTTGGATTAGAAAAGATACATGGTATGAAGGAGTTCACAAGAATCTCTCTAAGACATTTATCAAAAGGGTCCAAGAGTAATCTTGTAGGAAAGATGGTTAACTCATTCGATAAGGTATGTGATATCTATGAGGGTAAGTTACAGATGAGAGATGACCTTGATCCAACATTAACTCTGAAGCTATACGACAAGTACAAGATGCTTATAGTTAAGCACACTGGTATTAGGAAGGTAGACTTTGAACAAGAGGATGTGTTATTCTATTTCTATATGATGAAAGTGATGGCTCAGAATTTAGGAGTAAGTCCTTTCACATATCTTGATGCACAGTTTGATCAACTGCAATGGACAGGAACGTAACCATCTCCAGAGCAATTGGTAAATGAGAAATCAAAAGAAAGAGTTTATAAATACAAGTATGAAGCAGACAGTGATTCAGCTACGGAGAAAGCACCCGATGTAGATCTGGTTGCCAAACTTAAAAGTATAAGAAGATGAGTATAAAGAAGTGGAACAAGAAGATCAAGCACCATAAGAAAAAAATAAAATCTTATGAGAAAAAGATTGCAGAACAAACTCGAATAGGTTTTAAATACAACGGTAGAGATGAGTGAAGTAATAATAACACTGACAAACTTTAGATGTCAACTGAGGATGCCAACTAAGTTCCTTATCAAAGTCAGAGAAGCACTGGCAGATAAGAACCCTGGAGCATATCACATGAGGAAATTCATGCACAAAGGATGGGATGGTAAACAACATTACATCACAGAGAAAGGTGCATTCAAGATAGGACATCTCGATAGGATAGTTGAGTATCTGTTAAAGGAGACAAGCTTATCTATCTCAGTTGATGATCAAAGACTAGAGATGCCTAAGTTTAAGATCCCAAAGAAAGTAGGAGAGAAGACTGCAAGGCCATATCAATTAGAAGCTGTAGGAAACATACTCAACAACCAGATAGGTGAAGTCTATCATAGAGTAGGAGTAATCAATGCTGCTACTAATGCCGGTAAGACTTTAATGATGGCTATGTTCTATGAAGCATTCAGGGGTAAGTGTAAAATGATTATGCTTATAAATGATGCGGATCTGTATGACCAATTCAAAACTGAGCTTCCAGAATTACTCGGTGATAAGGTAGGGTTCATAAGAGGTAAAGAATTTATCAAAGGAGATTTCGTAGTTGCAATGGTACCTACATTATCACGTAGCATAAAGAAGTTCCACAAGTATTTACTTGAGTTTGAAATCTTAGCAGTAGATGAATGTGATTTAGGTGCGAGTAAATCTTATAAGTCTGTACTCAGTAAGTTATCACACTGCCAAGTAAGAGTAGGACTATCTGGTTCAATCTATATGGAGATGAAGAATCAGAAGCAGAGATACAAATGGAATGGTCTAAGAGATTTCTTTGGTGATCAGAAGTATATCATATCTAAAAGAGAGATGGTAGACAAAGGCCATAGTACTGAATTGGTAATTAAAATTATCAGAGGTTCAACTAGACCCGGGATCAATGGAGATTACAGAGCAGAGTATGACCACTGTATAACCAACAACGTTATGAGACATGAGGTTATCTATGACCGTGTGAAGTTCATGTTGAAAAGAAACAGAACACCAATGCTAATTGTATGTAGGTACCATGAGCATATAACTAATCTCCATGAGCACCTTACTGGAAAAGGATTAGAAGGAGTTCAATTTGTGCATGGAGGAATTAAAGATAAGGATAGAAAGAAGATACTAAAAGACTTTAGAGATGGAAAGATTCCTATCCTAATTGCATCTATGATTGTAAAGAGAGGAAAGAACTTCCCTCTTATGAAAGGTATGATCAATGCTGCTGGGGGAGATTCTCATGAAACATTAATTCAGTTAATGGGTAGGGGAGAAAGAAAACATGAGAGCAAGAGTAAGTTCTATCTGGATGACATCTTTGATTCTGGTAAGTACCTAATGCGTCACAGTAAGCATAGAGTGTCCTGGTACAAGCGTGAACAATTCAAAGTAATAAAAAAGTTCTAAGTACTATTATATAAAAACGAATCATTATATGGCTAAGAAGAGAAAAGATAAGAAAGTAAAGAGGGAGTTAGATCTTCTTAAACCTGTAGACATTATGTCATTGGGTTCTCCTCTTGATTGTTTCGGTAAAGAGTATGATCTCTCAACTGATGAATGTAAAAGATGTGGAGATTCAGAATTCTGTGCAATTGCTTGTTCAGCTAATCTGAATATAGAAAGGGTTGAACTTGAAAAGGAAACCGACTTCAAAGATATTGATGCAGAAGACCCCATAAAGAAATACATTCTTAAGAAACTTGAAAGAGGAACTGAGGACATTAAGATTATGGCAAGGGTAGTAAAAAGATTTGGGTTAACTAAAAAAGAAGCTAAGAAATTAGTCAAGAAGTATGCACAAGATTAAGAACTTCAAATTCGATAATCCATGGGAGGCATACATAGGCCTTAACAAATGGTGGTACAACAACTACGAAACATTACATAGAAGAGGGGGAGGAAGATATGGCTCTGAGCTATTCATGCCTAACGTCTTCTTTCATTGTGGTCATGGTAAGATAGATCCTAAGTTAGATCTTGGAAAGCTGCTAGGTTACACACCAACTAAATGGAATACGTTAGTTACAAACTACTTATCATATACAGGAGTACATGAGCTAAGAGATATTGTACAAGAACGTGAGAAGGCTGGTAAAAGTAATTACAATGCCGTGATGATGTTTACCAACAACTACAAAAAAGGTAAGGGTTGTTTAATATCACTCCAGTTCAGTAAGAGACCACGATCAAAAGAAAGAGTAGTTACCTTTTCAACAAGGGCTACAGAATTAACAAAGAGATTAATATTTGATTTGCTACTCGTTCAAAGGGTAGCAGAGTTTGTGTATAAAGGAACTGATGTCAAATGGAATGTACAGTTCTTCTCACCACATGTATATCAATGTGCTGAGTCACTGGTATTATTAACCAATCATAAGCCAATAAAATGGTGGGATGAAGATGCAACACAAAGAGATGCATGGAAAGACAGGGTTGATATGATGTATTCAAAATACATGGATCCTGAAAGAGCTGAGACAATGAAGATGCAATCTCATTTACAGATCTCAAGATTCCTAAGGGGTGACAGGATAGTTAAACCTATGATGGTTGAAGATCTAAGATTATACCTAACAAAGAAAGAGAAAGCTAAGCTTACAAAACCTCAACTAAAACAGTACGAGAATAAGATAGCTAAAATGAAACTAATCCCTAGTACTATTTATAAGTAAGTTATGAACATTAAAGAAAAGAATATACAGTTAATGATATGGAGGACTATAGAAGAAGTTCTCACATGTAGAACTTCAGTACCTGCAGGGTTATGGCAAGCTGATAGTACATTTAAAGATTATAAAATGAAGGTGAGGTACAATGTTGTACTAGAACTGCAGATGGTTGATACAGAAGAGGAATTAAGAGAAGCAACATCATGTGATATTGAATGGTGTGATATACACTTCCTAGAAAGGATAGGTAAAAGACCGTTAAATCCTGGTAGTTCATATAAGATATGGCCATATAATAATTTTGTAGATGGTGATCCGTATATGATGGGTAAGACTTTTTCACATACATATATGGAAAGATTTTGGCCAAAACATGCTGGTACTATGACTGATGAAGAGATGATGTCAGAGGAATACTGGGAATTGATAACACAGAATGATGGTATACATTTTGGATTAGGAAATCTGGATGATGTGATAACACAACTAAAAGATAACCCTTTAACAAGACAAGCTTACTTACCGATATTCTTTCCTGAAGATACAGGAGCAGTACATAAGGAGAGAGTTCCCTGTACGTTAGGTTATTACTTCTACATAAGAGAAGAGAAACTCTACTGCAACTATATTATTAGAAGTTGTGATACTTTCAGACACTTCAGAAATGACGTGTACTTGACAGGTAGGTTACAACAACATGTAGCAAAGAGACTGGGAAGAGAAGTTGGAGATCTAACAATGTACATCTTCAATCTCCATGCGTTTGAGAATGACATCTATAATATCAATAAAAGAGAGGATAAATTATGCCGAGAATTAGCAGACAACAATTAAACATGGAGACAGCTACTCTTGTTAGTAAGAGAAGTTCATGTCTCAAATTACAAGTAGGAGCAGTAGCTGTACTAGATAACCGGGTCATTGCATCCGGTTATAATGGTGTATTACCAGGATTCGAACCCACTACTGGGTATGATGAAGATGGCAATACAAGAACTGTACATGCCGAAGCCAACTTAATTGCATACTGTGCCAGAAAAGGTATTGCTCTTGAAGGTGCAACAATTTATGTAACAGTAACACCCTGTAGAAAGTGTGCAGAACTATTGATACAAGCTAAGGTCGACAAAATAATATACAAAGATGAGTATCGATCAACTGATGGCTTAGACTTATTAACACAGTGCCTTATTAACACAGAACAATATGAAGAGCCAGATAAGAATAGTAAAAAATAAGAAAGACTTAGATCTCCTCATCAAATATTGTAAGTAGACCAAGTATGCATCAGTCGATTTTGAAACCAATGCAAAAGACATAGTCTCAGATTTATTCCTACCAACTATGTTAGGAGTATCATTTCAGATAGGTGGTTCATGGATCATACCTTTAGCACATAAGGATTCAACTCTACTTGATGATTGGGAATACTACTTTAACAAATTCTGTAGAGAAGTTATAGAAGACCCTGATGTTACAAAGATAGCACACAACCTAAAGTTTGAATACACAATCTTCTTAAGGTATGGATTCACAATGAAGGGTAGGTTATTCGATAGTATGTTAGGTAAGTATCTACTGGATGAGAATAGTTATAATGGGTTGAAAGTATTAGTTAAAAGATTCTTACCAGAGTATGATGGTTATGAGAATGGTGCATCTCCCGAGTTTAAGAACTTACCATGGGATGAGAAACCTATTGATGAGCTATCAGTATATTGTGGATTAGATTGCGACCTTACATTCAGGCTCATGGTATTCCTAGAAAGAAAACTAATAGATCTAGGATTCTATGCACTCTTTAGAAATATGTTGATGATGGGTACAAGGGTACTTGCTGAATCAGAACTCAGAGGTATGAACATCAACATGGATTACCTTGATGAACTGGAGGTCATATATACTGAGCGGTTAATAGAATTACAAGCTGGTATGAGAACACGTAAGGTTCTCAAGTACGAGAAAGCAATGCAGAAAGGTAGAATAGCCAAGATGATTGCAGAAGTACAGGACGAAATTGATGTAATAGAAAAGGAATTAGCAGAGAAAGACTTTAACGATAAGCAAATCAATGCAGCTAAAAGAAAAATCTCTAGCAGAGAAGATAAGCTATCTCGATATGCAGCAAGGGATTTCCAAACTAACAGTGAGTTAAAAGTTCTTGAGAAGTTTAACCCATCATCCTCTGCACAACTCGTTGACCTTCTATTCAAATCAAGAAGGGGTTACAGGTACGACGTTGTACATTATACTGTTGATAAGAAAACTAAACAAGAAACTAATAACCCATCTACAGACGGTGATGCAATGGGAGAACTTATCAAAAAAGATAAAGATGGGTTCATAAAATTCTTAACCGAGTTTAAGAAGTTATCTAAACTACACTCGACATATGTAAAAGGATTCCAAGCACGGATAACCATTGATGATTGTATTCATGGGAGATTCTTATTACATGGTACAGTGACAGGTAGGTTATCATCTGCTGGTCCTAACCTTCAGAACATACCAAGGGATACAACAGCCAAAGAAATTAAGAAGATGTTTGTACCACCAGAAGGTAAACTGATGTTCCAACTGGATTACTCTCAGGCAGAGTTAAGAGTACTTGCTGCACAGGCAGGTGAAACACAAATGATTGAAGACTTCCATGCTGGTAAAGATATTCACCTTGCGACTGCATGTAAGAAAATGAAATGGGATTACGATTGGGCACTTCCCATTTATGAATTAGAAGATAAGACTGACCCAGACTTTAGGAAGATCAAGGTAGCTAGAAAACAAGCGAAGACAATTAACTTCGGAATTGTATACGGACAAGGACCTAAACTACTGGCTGAATCATTATCAGATCCAGATAACAATCAGTACGTATCAAAAGATGAAGCCCAACAAGTACTGAATGAGTTCTTTGAAATGTTCCCAGGGATTAAGACGTTCATGGATAAGCAACATAAATTTGTACAGAGACATGGCTACGTTAAAAATGTATTCGGTAGGAAGAGAAGACTTGATAACGCTTTCTTACCTTTGAAATCTAACAGTCAGAGGAAAGCAAACTGGGGTAAAGTTGCTGAAGCTAAGAGAGCCTCAGTAAATGCACCCATACAAGGAGCAGCATCCGACTATACTTTATTCTCATCAATAATTATATGGGAGAAGATCCAAGCAGGCATACTACCTAAGTCTCTTGAACAGGTAGCAACAGTACATGATTCATTAATATATTACATAGACCCTAAGGACATACATTACATAGTACCGATACTTGAACAGGTATGTGAGAATCCTCAGACCATGAGATACTTTAACTTTCAGATTGATGACGTTCGAATGAAAGTAGATTTTGAAGTAGGACCTACATGGGCTGATCTCGGAACATACAAACCGGATAACGATTATACTACTATGTTAAACTAAATACTATTAAAGAATATGAAGCGTAAATCTAATATACTTAAGTACGCTGGGAGTTCACGAATAATGGACATCTCAATCACACTAGGTAAAAAGAAATTTACTTTTAATCTCAATGAGGAGTTACAAATTAACGCCGAAACAATTGAGGATGAACTTAAAGACCAGCCATCATACTATGGCTATCTCGGTATGCTTAAGAATAAGTTACAGAGAAGAGTTGATGACCAACAGTTGGAACTCAATAAAAAGTATGCAACATTGTATTTAAAATACCAAGACGATTCGGAAGAAACAAACAAAGCAACAGCAGCAAAGAACGCAAAGTATAAGGTTGAATCAAACCCTATGTACTTAGGAATGTGTAAGAAGCAGAACAGAGCAAAGGAGAATTTAGAAACCATCAAGGTTTGTTTAGATTCATTCGATCAACGAAGTAGAATGGTTCAATCCATAAATACAAATAGAAGACAGGAACACTAATTTATAATTAAATAAACATAAAACAAATGGCTAAGAAAAAAGCAGCAATGTCCCTAAAGGATAGGTTGAAAGCTAAAAGGCAACAACTAAAAGAAGGTGGTGGTAACAGAGACATCACATATATCAAAGCAGATACTACGGTACGAGCTAGGATATTAAATGTAGGTGAAGAGAATGAATGGTACATAGAAGTAATTCAATTCTACTTACCAGGAGTAAAAGGAGTATTCTCTCCTGCAACCTTCGGTGATGAATGTGCTATCATGGAATGGTACGAAGAGTTATCACAATCAAGTGACAAAGATGACAAAGCATTAGTTGCTAAGGTAGGGATGTCAAGAAAGTACTTAGTACCTGTAGTTATATATACTGACGACAAAGGTAAACACATTGATGAATCAAGATCTGGTAAACTATTACAGCTTACAAAAGGATTGCTAGGTGAAACAATGGATAACTTCCTTGATGATGAATGGGGAGATTTTACAGATGCTACTGAAGGGTATGACATTAAGTACATGAGAGAAGGTTCTGGTAAGAATGATACCGTGTACAGTTCTAATCCTTGTAAGCCAAGTAAGCTTGCTAAACCATGGAGTAGAAAGCCAGTTGATTTAGAAGAGATGGTTAAGAAGACTATCCCTTCTTATGAAGATACTAAGAACTATCTTAATCAATTCCTCAATGGTGGATCTGAAGAAGAATCTGCAGACATTGAAGATCTATCTAGAAAAGAACTCAAAGCTTACATCAAGGACAACGACCTTGATATCTCGGTTAAGAAATCAATGGACGACGAGGACATTGTAAAGAAGATCAAGAAAGCTGAGAAGAAAAACAAGAAAAAGGATATTTAATTATAAATAGTGAAAGGGTATCTCAGAGATGGGGTACCCTTTTTATTTGAGAAGTTATGGCAAAAGCAAAAAGTAAACCAAAAGCATTAACTGCTGCAGAGATCAAGAAGAAGTACAACTCTGGTACAGCAAATGAAATGGTAGTAGCAGGTGATGATGCACTATGGCTACCTTCAAGATTCATAGCATTAAACCAAAGACTAGGAGGAGGAATACTATATGGTAGAATCCTAGAATTATTCGGTGAGGAGTCTTCTGGTAAAACATTACTGGCTTATGACTTTGCTGAGGTATGCATAGAACTAGGTGGCATAGTTTTATGGGTAGATGCAGAAGCAGCTTACACAGCACACTGGTCTGAGACATTAGGATTAGATAATGACAGAGTAATATTATTCCAAGAACAAAGTGTTGAGAAGATCTCTGATTGGATTAATGATCAAGTAACCTTCTGGAGATCAGAGCTTACTAACAATGAGCCTATCCTATTAGTTACTGATTCAACTGCAGCACTTGATTCTGAGGTAAACATAAACTCAAGTCAGGTTGATGCTAAAGCAGAGATGGGTAATAGAGCAAAGGCTATCTACAAAATGTTACGTATAAGAAATGGAAAGTTAGATGCTCTAGGAGTATGTTCTATATTCATTAATCAAATCCGTAAGAAGGTAGGAGCTGGAATGTTTGAAGATCCCGATACAACTCCAGGTGGTAAAGCATTAGCATACTATGCATCACAAAGAGTTAAGGTAGCAAAAGGAAAACAGATCAAGAAGAAGATCTCTGGCAAAGAGAGAAGGATAGGAAACGAATGTCACATTAGAGTTATCAAGAATAAGGTTGCTCCTCCATCAGATGGTATCAAAGGAGCTGAAGTATATTTCAATGACAAGTACGTTGACAGAGTAGGATTCAATTCACATTCTGGCTTAGCTGACATACTGGTTGATGAAGGAGTACTGACAAAGAAAGCTGGCTCATCAAGATATTATCTTAAAGAAGATATGCTGGCCAACGGAGAAGAGGCACTGATGAAGTTACTGGAAAAGGACGAGAAGCTATGCAAGAAACTAATTAGAAAGTCCGGAGTAAATACCTTTGAACGTTTAACCAAGACGTTAAAGAAATTAGAAGAGAACTTATACCCTATAGACTAATGAAAGTATTACTAATAGACGGAGACAATAATCTTCACAGAGCTTATCACAAGTTCACATACATGAAAGACAAGAAAGGTGACTCAACATCTATGATCTATGGATTCCCAATGATACTGGGATCTCTAATGAAGATGTTCAAACCGGATGAGGTTGTATGTGCATTCGATAAAGGAAGACACGAACGTCGATTAGAAATACTACCTGACTACAAGGAACGTCCCGGTAGATCAGACCGTGAAGAGTTCAACAGACAAAGAGATATCACTGAGAAGATTGTAAAGAACTTAGGGGTAGGATATGTTAGGAAAACGGGACACGAAGCAGATGATATAATCTACTGGCTTATCAGACAGTACAAAGATGTAGCCAGTAAGATTATCATTGTATCAAGAGATAAAGATTTCCACCAACTAATTTCTGACCAAGTATCAGTATGGAATCCACATGACAGTGTGATGATGACAGATCTAAACAAGCATGGCCTTAACCCTAAAGAATCATTAGAGTATCTAATACTGGATGGGGATTCATCAGATAATATTCCGGGTTATCCAGGAGTAGGGAAAGTCACTGCACTTGCATTACTTAAACGATTTGGTTCTATCAGGCAGTTCTTAGCATCCGAGGAGGAGTTCAAGAGAATAGACAAAGAGAAACTAAAGACTATTTATAAACGTAACAAAGAACTGATTGGAATCAAGACGTTCTTCAGGCGTAATCTTCTTGATGTAGAGTATAAGATAATACGAAAGGAAATCAACTACGAAGTCATTAATAAGATTGCTAAACGACATAACATTAAGTCGTTCAATGATTCATTTTATAAACCGTTCGAAGAACTCGGACTAAAATATGACATATGAAACGAATACTAATATGTGGACCATCAGGAACTGGTAAGTCAGAACTTGCAAACTTCATAGGGTTATCATTAGGTATACCCTTCATCACAACAAGCACCAAACCTTTATGGCCTGCTCATGATATTGAAAGTCACACAGAGCTAATCAAGAAAGGGCAAGACGATCCAGATTGGGGTAACTCATTCCAATGGGAAGTTCTAGATTACAGAAGAAAACTATTGAACAAAGAGACGGGCGGTTATGTATGTGACCGTTCTCCTATTGATAACCTTGCCTACTATATGATGCAGAACAGTATGGATATGGGAGCAGCTGCAACAAGTCAATATGCTTTGAAATGTAAACAGGACTTAATAGATCAAGCCGACTACATCATAAGAATCAAATTCAGATTCGATTATGATTTAAAAGATGATGGCATGAGAGTTAACAACCCTTACTTTCAATCAATGACAGATGGTATATTCAATTCCATATTTGAGAATGACCTACTGGATTTGAAAGAGAACTTTGATAACAGTAAGATGTTATCTATAAATACATGGGACTGGAACATTAGGATTAAAGAGGTTCAAAGGTTCTTAGATATTGATCAAAAAGCAATAAACAAATGGCTAAGAAAAACAAAGCAGTCAGTAAAAAGACTAAGAAGGTAGTAGCAGTAGGTTCATCTGACTGGCATCTACATAACTGGAAGAACTATAACAAAGACCAGAGAAGGTTAAAGGTAGGACTCGAAGTAGTAGATAGGTTACAGAAGATATGTACAGAGCTAGGAGTACCTCTTCTATTCCCTGGTGATCTATTCCATAATGATCAAGCGTTACCCAATGAAGTTATTGAACATGTGTTCCCAGTATTCCAAGAGAAGTTCAATGATAGATTCTTAATGAATCCATTTGAGATGTATGGTATAGATGGTAATCACGATCAACCAGGACAGAATACAAAACAACAACGTTGTGAAGGATATGTTGAACACCTATCAAAAGTATTCAAGGGGTTACACTGTATGAACTTTGAATCTAAAGATCTAAAGAATTTCGGATTACATGGTATCCCATACATCACTAGGAATGAAGGATTCGTTGAAGCAGTTAATGATATTAAACTGATAAAAAACAAACCGAATATCTTAATGATACATTCAGATCTACCAGGAGCTAAGGACACTAACCAAAGGGTAGTAGGTACAGTAAGAAACATTCCAGAAAGACTTTCAGATCTATTTGCTAGGTTCGATCTAGTAATCTCAGGACATATACATAAGGCACAAATCATGGATGACAATGTCATTATGATAGGAGCACCAACTCAACAGAGGAAGACAGACATAGGATGCAAGATGGGTTACTGGTTAATCTATAACGACATGAGCTATGAGTTCGTTCCATTCAAAGGCTTACCGAAGTTCAAGATAGTTACAGAGGATCCAGGAGATGACAAGCACTACTACATCATTGAGAACAAAACCTCAAAGAAAATTAAAGACGTAGAAGGAGAGAACAAGAGAGATTTCAATGTGCTCATGTCAAGAAAGAAACTGGTCAACAATTATATGAAGGAGACAGGTGAGGAAAGTAAAGCCAGAAGAAAGAAACTAAAAACATTACTATCAAATGCTTAAATTCAAATCCATAAAAGGACAAGGGTTCGGTTCATTAATTGAAGCGTTCTCTTTTGTGTTCGGTACCATAGGATTAAAGATAATCAAAGGGGAGAACGGAACAGGTAAGACCACAGGTATATCATTAATGGCATGGACACTGTACGGTTCATCTATCAAAGGTAAAGAGGTACAGACATGGAAACATCTACGACCTAAGAAATGGGATGGCACCTATGGAAGAGTAGACTTTGAAAATGCTAATGGTAGAGTCAGAGTTATAAGATGTAAGAAGTGGAAGAAAGAAGTCTGGGGATCTAAAGGAGGAGATGGGTTATTCTTATCAATCAATGGTAAGTTACAACGACACGCTGACAAGAAAGCTACTCAAGCTGCGATCAACAAAGAGTTAGGTATGAGCTTTGAGCTATTCAAGAACTCAATCATGTTCGGTCAGAAGATGAAGAGAATCATAAATGAATCCGGCCCTATACAATCAAAGGTATTTGAAGAAGCATTCGAAGCCGACTTTATTAATGTAGCCAAGTCTAATGCAGAGGAGGAGAGATTGAAAGTTAAAGTAGATCTTGATGAAACAGAAAAGAACATTGAAGTCTGCACCCTCCTGTTAGATACCGTGAAGAGTAAGATTAAATCTCAGGAGAACTTGATCAAACAATTCAAGAACAACAAAGATAACCGTGTATTATTAATTGAAAAAGAAATCATAACCACACACAAAGAAATTAATAAACTTAAGATCAAAGACCATGGTCCTAAGTTATTAGAAGAGGAGCATCAGTTGAATGTAATAGAAGAGGACGTTGACAAGAGACATAAACTTCAAACCCAATTGAATGAATCAGTTTCTAATAGGGATTCCCGACTTTTAAAAATTGGGGAAATTTCTCGCGTATGTGATAAGTGCGGAGCCCTATCATCTAAAGATCAAATGAAAGATCAAGAGGATAAACTGAGAGCTGATAATTTCAGGGAGAGACGTAATATAACAAAACTCAAGAAGAAGATTGAAGCGCTGGATTATACAGAAGACGATCTAGAGAAGCAAGAAGAACTAATAAGCAGTATAGAAAAGAAAATCTACAAGAATAAGCTAAACAAGAAGCAAAGAGCCTCATTGATTAAGAAGCAAGAGCAAAGAAAGAAGCAGATTGAAGATATAAACAAAGAGACTCTAGATGAGAAAGTTCTATCAAGGCTTAAGAAAGACAAGAAGGGGTTAAGAGGTAAGATAAATAAATTGAAAGACGACCGTAAGATCTATGAGAATGATTATGATATACTTACATGCTGTATAAATGAGACATAATCAATCAAAGATCTTAAAGCGTAAATATTTG